GGCCGATTTCCTGTGGCCGGTCGACATCGTACCGGCGTCTCAGACGTGGAAGATCCTCGACCCTGCGGGTCAGTTCCAGTCGCCGCTGTCTGGTGCCGTCCGTACTGTCGCCCGTGCTGGCGCTCGCCTGTCCTGCACGATCACGGTCCCCCCGGTGAATGGTGCTGACCGCGCTCGCGTCATGGCCGTGCTGTCTGGCCTGCGCGGTCGGTCGAACCGGATCTGGATGCCGGATTTCACCACGACGCAGCGTGGGGCAATTTCCTGCCCGGAGTTGATTTCAAACAACACTTTCGCCGCAGGCTCTACGAACTGGGCGGGGTTCACAGTTTTGGACGGCGTGGCGCGAATCAATTACTACGGGAACTCTCCGAGCGGTGCTGGGTTCTCTCCTAGCTCCATGTCATCCGTCACGCAGTATGCGCCGCATTCGATTCGCTTTTTTATGAGCGACGGAAGTGCCGCATGGGGCGGCGGGGATATTCGCGCAGCGTCTGCGGTCGGCGGCGCGTCTGACTATTACGTTCAGACGTTTAGTAACGGAGCAGGGCTAAAGTCTGGCGCTTTTGTTCCGTATGCAACGACGGCCTGCCCCGGCTTTGCGGACTACAGCGCAACGCGAGTCGCTGGCGATTCGCTCGACATTAGATGGTCATCGTTCGCCCGCTGCGCTCTCGTAGATAACGGCGTCAACGGCCTGACGTATTCCGATGCGGCGGACAACGCGGCATGGGTCAAGGTCGCGGCTTCTGTTGTCACGACTACAGCAACTGCTCCGGACGGATCTTCGTCCGCAAGGTCGCTCGATGAGAATTTAGCGACCTCAGCGCACTATATCGTGCAGAACGGAACCTGCTCGACGTTGGCGCAGGACATCTTCTACGGCGTTGCGCTGAAGGCATCGGCACGTTCGTTCGCCTGGCTGCAGCTGCTCGAAAACACTGGCAGCACCGGAGCGAATTGCTACTTCAATCTCTCCGCAGGAACCGTTGGCACCCCATCGGCCAGCGGTAACTGGTCCAACCTGCGCACTGGTATTACGTCGATGGGCAACGGCTGGTTCTTCTGCTGGATCGTGGCGCGAAAAACTAATGCTGCAACGCTGATTTCGCACTACGTTGGGTCGGCGGCTGCAGACGGCACGCCGTCATACGCCGGCACGAGCGTTCAGTCGATTTTGGTGTGGCGCGCGACGTCCTCGATCAGCGTCATCAACCCGGCAGGTTCCAGAACTGCCGCTCGACTCACGCCGACCACCTCGACCGTCACCGCGGGAACCGCTCAGACCGGCTCGCGCATGTACCTGAAAGGCCTCCCTGCTTCGACCTCTGGCCTGCTGCGCGTGGGCGACCCGGTGCAAATCGGCAACCAGCTGAACTTCTGCACGGCGCAGCTGGACTCCGACGCTGCTGGACTCGGCGTGCTGCAAGTCGGCCTGCCGTGGCGCGTATCTCCGGCCGACAACGATCCGGTCATCTTCAACCGACCGATGGCAAAGATGCTGGTCGCCAACGACATCGAGTGGGACACCACGCCGGGACAGTTCTCCGGGTTCCAGCTCGAACTGGTTGAGGACGTGACGTGACGCGAGTCGCTTCCACTACCAACGCCACGGAGCTGGCGAAACCGAACATCCGCATCTTCGTGGCGGTGGATCTGGACTTCGCGTCCGGCCACGTCCGCGCGCATGACGGGGTGGGCACGATCAACTTCGGCGGGAACACCTACGACGGCATCGGGCGCTTCGGTGGCATCGACATCGCTGAGGAGTCCATCAGCGTGGTCGCCAAGCCGGTGACGCTGACGATCTCCGGCGTGGATTCCTTTCTGGTCGCCACGGCGATCACCGAGCAGTACCAGGGCCGCACGGCGACGATCTACCTCGGCCTGCTCGACCTCGACACGCAGCAGCTGCTCGACACGCCGGAAACGCTTTGGGAAGGGCGCATGGACGTGATGACCGTCCAGCTCGGCCCGGAGTCCGGCTCGATCAAGCTCAACTGCGAGCATCGCCTGCGCCGCGAGCCGCGAATCGCGCGTTACACCGACGCCGACCAGCAGCTGGCCTACAGCGGGGACGTGTTCTTCAACCTCATCGGGAAGATCCAGTCCTTCAAGGGCACCTGGGGGGCGAAGGGCGTCGCCAACGATGGTGGAAACCTCATCCCCTATGCGGGACCAACATGGAATGGGTACGGGCCATGGTAAGGCGACACGACTGGGCAGCGCGCATGTTCGACGTGGTGACTGCGCACCAGAACCGCGCCTTCGAGTGGGGCTCGGCAGACTGCTGCCTGTTCGTCGCCCGCGTGATCGACGCGATGACGGACTCGGATCTCGAAGCGCAGATCAGCGCCCGGTACAGCGACGAGGCGAGCGCGCTGCGCTTCATCGCCGAACACGGAAGCCTTGAAGATGCGGTGTCATTCTACCTTGGCGACTTGCAGGCCGTCTCCCCGCAGCGCGGGGATGCCGTCCTGATCCACGGGGGCGAGGACTTCGCCGTCGGCGTCTGCCTGGGCGGGTCGGTGGCCGGCATGGGGCCGCGCGGCTTGCACCTGATCCCGGTGTCGGAAGTCATCGGGGTGTGGAAGGTATGAGCAAGGTCATCAAGGGAATCGTGATCGCTGCTGCGATTCTGGTTGCATCCCCATTCCTCTTTGCCGCGCTACCGGCTGGTCTCATCTCTGCGGCCGCGTTCGTCTCTGCAGTCAATGCAATGGCGCTGGGAGCGTTCCTCTCCGGTATCTCTGCCCAGCTTGCTGGCGGCGTGCCGCGCCAGTCGGCCACGGTCGAGTATTCAGGCACCGTCGAGCCCCGCCGGATCATCTACGGCCAGATCCTCGCAGCCGGCATGAACGCCATCCCTCCGGTGACGTCTGGCACAAACAACAAGTTCCTGCATCAGGTGTCCGTGCTGGCCGGCCATCAGGTCACGGCGATCACCGACGTCTACTTCAACCAGGACCTGATTTCCTCGGTTTCCATCGGCTCGGTCACGGGCTCCTCGACGGACGGCGCGGTGTCCTCGGGCACCTATTCCGGCAAGGCATGGATTCGCCGCTACCTGGGCACCTCGACGCAGGCCGCCGATTACATCCTCGACACTGCTCTGTCGATCTGGACCAGCTCGCACCAGGGCAAGGGCGTGGCCTATGTGGCCGTGCAGTACGCCTACGACGAGACGGTCTACAAGACTGGCAAGCCGGAGGTGAAGGCCCTCGTCCAGGGGAAGAAGTGCTACGACCCGCGGCTGGACACCAGTCCCGGCGCGAACCCCACGAATTCCTCGTACATCGCCTACACCAGCAACCCCGCGCTCTGTCTGATCGACTACATCACGGACAACACGGTCGGCATGGGGGAAGCCACCAGCCGCATCGACTGGGCGATGGTGGTAACGGCCGCGAATATCTGCGACGAGAACGTCACCGTCCCAGATGGCTTCGGCGGCAGCACGACCCAGAAGCGGTACACCTGCAACGTCGCGCTCTACACGACCAACGCCTACGAGGACAACATCTCCACGCTGGTGGGCACGATGCTCGGCTCCTGCCTCTATTCGGGCGGCCGCTGGCGCATCAAGGCTGGCGCCTGGGAAACCGCGACCTTCCAGATCGCTGACTCGAACGTGGTGGGCAATGGCATCGAGGTGGCCACCGCGTACCCCTACAAGGACCGCTACAACGGCATCCGCGGCTCCTTCATCGACCCGAACAACAACTGGCAGGCCACCGAGTTCCCGGCTATCTCGAACTCGGCCTACGTCAGCACGGACGGGGAGGCGGTATTCAAGGACGTGCAGCTGGCCGCGTGCACGAACGTCTATGAGGCCCAGCGCGGGGCCATCTTACTGACCCGCAAAAGCCGCAACGGAACGTTGGTCAACGTCAGCTGCGATATGTCGCTTTTCAAGGTCCGGCCGGGCGAGACGGGCATCGCCACGATCACGGAACTGGGCTGGGCGTCGCAGCTCGTGCGCTGCGAGGGCTGGAAGTTCAACCCCGGCGGCTACGTCGACCTGGTGCTGCGCGAGGAAAACTCCTCGGACTGGAACGACCCGATCCTGACGGATTACACCAGCCCGACGATCATCACGAACCCGACGCAGGTCTACTTCACGCCGGACGCACCCTCTGGCCTTGCCAGCACGGCCACGAACCGCGGCCCGAACCTGACCTGGACAGCTCCGACGCTGATGCCGGTCGGCGCCGTCTACGAGGTCTGGGAATACACCGCTTCGACCCCGTTCTCGTCTGCCACGAAGGTCTGGGAGGGCGTCAGCAATTCGGCGGTCATCCCCAAGACCGACACGACGGTCCGCTACTACTGGGTCCGCGTGCGGATGCCGGATGGCACGATGGGGCCGACCTACCCGAGCAGCACGGGCGTTGCTGGCGCTGGCGCATATATCGGGACGACCGATATTGATGCCGGCGCTGTCACGAACGTTCAGATTACGAACGTCTCGTCCACGTCGGCCTTCTATACATCGCCGACCTACAACCTTTCCGCTGCGGAAACGGTCGAAATCACGGTGATGTTCACGCTTTCGGTGACCACCTTTGTCGCAGCGGACACCCTGCGCATCGACGTCTCATTCTCCGGATCTGGATCTGCCTCGGGCCCGCTGCACCCGGTCTATCAGGTCCCGAACGCCAACGCCCAGCAGATCAACTATTCGGTGACGCTGACCACCACCGGCGGCGGTCCGTGGTCCTTCCAGATCGTCACCCAGTACTTCAACGGCTCAAACGCCATGAGCCTGTCGGGCCTGATGATTCGAGTTACCGAGATCAAGCGATGAAGGCGACCAGCTATTACGACACGGCGACGGGGCTTTTCAGCCCCAACGTGTTCTTTTCCGAGGGCGGCCTGCCGCCAACGATGCCGGAAGGCTTCGTTGCCATGGACGGCAAATTCGACCATGAGACTCAGCGCGTCGACGTGCAGACCGGCGAGGTTGTCCCCTACACCCCGCCGCCGCCGCCGCCGCCCACCACCGAGCAGCTGCAGGCCGCGCTCACGCAGGCGGTGCAAAACCACCTCGACGCCACGGCCCGCAGCCACGGCTACGACGGGATCATGAGCCTGTGCACCTACGCCACCAGCTCGGTGCCGAAGTTCCAGGCCGAAGGGCAGGCCGGCGTGGTCTGGCGCGATTCGGTCTGGCTGTACTGCTTCGGCCAGCTGCAGGCCGCGCTTACCGGCCAGCGCGCCGTCCCGACCGCCGAAGAGCTGATCGCGGAACTCCCTGCCATCAGCTGGCCCGCATAAGCCACAGATCCACCGAATCCGCACCATAGCCAGCGAAAAGGACAGTCATGGCGCCACCCCTTGAAGCCCGTATCGTCGTCGCGCCCCACGCTGACCGGGAGCCGTTCGGCGGGCTGACCGAAGAAGAAATCGAGCAGCTCGTCAGCAGGGTTTCGCAAAAGGTCGTCGAGTCGTTCTATGCCGAGGTCGGCAAGAACGTCGTGAAGAAGGGCCTGTGGCTTGCCGGCATGGTGGGCGTGGGGCTGGCGATCTTCTTTGGCTTCGCCGGGAACACGCACAAATGATCCTCACGCGCTTTGCGTATACCGCAGACGCGACGCTCGGCTGGCTCGAACATGCCGGCCTGAAGCTCGCGACAATCGAGCGCCCCTGGCTGCCAAACCCGGCAGGCCCCGGGGGTGTCTCCCGCCAGTCCTGCATCCCCGATGCGGAGTACGCGGTCGAGCATTTCACGGGCGAGCGGTTCACCGACGTGTTCCGGCTGTCGAACCCCGCCGTCGGCGTGTTCCCGTCCGTCGTGCCAGCCGGCCAGGCATGGGGCCGGGCCTCGATCTTGATCCATTCCGGCAACTTCGTTTCCGACGTCATCGGCTGCATCGCCGTCGGGACGTCGCACGCGATCGTTGCGAACCAGAACCAGATTCTGCGCAGCCGCGACGCCTTGATCGCGCTGCGCGAAGCCCTGGCCGTCGGCCCGATGCCGACGCTGACCATTCGACCCTTCGGAGGCACGAACGCATGAACCTGCAGAACCTGAAAGCCTACATTTTCGCCAGGGCGACCGAGTCCTCGACCTGGCGGGGGCTGATTCTCGTCGCGACCGCCGTCGGCGCAAAGCTGACCCCGGACCAGACCGAAGCGATCGTCGTCATCGGGCTGGCGCTTGCCGGCATGGCTGGCGCTGCGCTGCCGGATTCGAAGCCGTGAACCCGCTAACCTACGTGCGCGGCGCGATCGTCGCCGCATCCATCGCCCTAACGATCTTCATCGTCTGGGTCGTGCTCGGCTGGCGGGACGCCGCCGGCCAGCTGGACACCCTGCGCCACCAGCTGCAGGACGAGCGCGCCGCCCGCGCGCGGGAAATTGATCTGGCCTCGAAGGCCTCGGAGAACTACCAGCATGAACTCGAAGCTCTGCGTGCTGCTCATGTGCAGCTGCCTCCTGTCCGCCTGTGCCGCCAAGCCGTGCCGGCCGCTCCCACAGTCCTCACCGCCGGCCGAACTGATGACGCCCCCGCCGCCGCCGGGGTGGGCTTCACAGGCTCTACGGGAGGCGATCAGCCGGGGACAGACATCGGCCCCGATCTCGACTCGCTAGCCGCCCGGTGCGACGCTGTGACGGCGCAGCTGCGCGGATTGCAGGGCTGGGCTGCGTCAGCTGGCGTGGCGGACTGAATCGCGCTGAATGACCCAGCGCAGAGCGAATTCGACGACGCGGGGCAGCGGCAGTTCCCCCGCGCAACGTGACGGGGGACACTTTCAGCAGGTCCGCCGCTTGTGAGAGGTCAAGTGTTGACATTCGTCGCCGCCTCCCGGATGTGCCAGCGGTTGAACAGCCGCCGCAGCGTGTAACTGCGCACCAGGCTGATGCCGGTATAGATCACGCCGAGCGCGACGTTCTGCCGCGCGCTGATGTGCCAGCCGAAGATCGGGAACAGCAGCATGTTCGCGGCGAAGTTCACGCCGTAGCCGATGGCGATGTTCACCCACGCCTCGATGAACGAATGCCTGCGGGACTGGCTCACCCGGCACCTCCCGCCATCAAGGCTTCCTCGCTCGCGTCCAGAAGCATCTCCCGTTGGCGCTGCGTCATCAGCAACAGCACGTTGCCGAGCAAGAGGCCCGGAATGTCTTTGCTTTCAGCAGCGACGGTTATGCAGTAACGCACGCACGACTCATCGAAGTTGAGGTCGCCCATCACGATATGCAGCGAGCCCCACACCGAATTCATGCGCAGATACGCCGAAAATGCCGGAACAAGCTGCATAACGCCTTCGTCACTTATCTTGCTCACCCCACACCCCCCGCGCGATTCCCGCGCTCGACCTCGCGCCGCAGCCACTCGGGAACATGGTGGTCCTGCTCGGAAACTGGCAAGGATTCCTTGACCGCTCCCCGCGCGGCGTCGATGCAGCACGTCTGTTTCGGCACCAGTCGGCCCTTGTGAACGTGCGTACCTGAAATAAGATCAGATGGCATTTCGCCTCCCAGCACTGCTTTGTCCTCGCAACGCTGGCACACCAACTGTCCGGGCATCGGCGCTTTCAAAAACGTGAATTTGTTCGATCCGTTGAAACTGTTCCCGCACCAAGCGGAAACGCTGATGTACGGGCGTTTGGAATGCGTGAAAGTCGTGACCGATCGCGGTCGGTGGACAAGATGCGCCTTTGAGTTCTCAATGAACGGCAGGCATGACCTCCAGTGCACGCGCCCGTCACCACGAAAATGCGGGTGCACGGGCCTCCGCTCAAGCGAGACCATCACGGCTTCACCTCCCGCG